AGAGTCGTGGTATTGATTCCAAGCGAATGATTATCATGCCTGTGGGAACCATCGAAGAGTTCCGTACCCAAGCTTGTCGTATCCTCGACAAGTACATGAAGGAACCTAAAGATGAACGAGTGCCTATGCTATTCGTTCTGGACTCCCTTGGTATGCTCTCTACCTCCAAAGAGATGGAAGACGTTGCCAACGACAAGCAGGTTCGTGACATGACTAAATCCCAACTCATCAAAGGTGCCTTCCGAGTGCTGACCCTGAAACTGGGTCAGGCAGGTGTGCCTATGATCGTGACGAACCATACCTACGATGTGATCGGATCGTATGTGCCACAAAAAGAAATGGGCGGTGGTACTGGACTGAAGTATGCTGCATCGACTATCATATACTTGTCGAAGTCGAAAGAGAAAGATGGCACAGAGGTGGTGGGTAACATCATCAAATGTGAAGCCAAGAAATCTCGACTAACTAAAGAGGGAAGTAAAGTTGCTACAAGACTCTATTTTGATCAACGTGGATTGGACCGCTATTACGGACTACTGGAATTGGGTGAGGCACACGGAGTATTCACCCGCAAAGGCAATCGGGTCGTTGTTGGGGAATCTTCCGTTTATCCTTCTGTTATTCTTGCTGATCCCGAAAAGTACTTCACAGAAGAAGTGATGGCACAACTCGAAGAAGCAGCACGTAAAGAATTCTCCTATGGCAACTGAGCGCATCGAAGAAACTATCTTGCGTAACCTCCTTTACAACGAGGAGTATTACCGCAAGGTAGTTCCCTTTCTAAAAGCAGAATATTTCAACGAATACCATGAGCGAATCTTATTCGAAGAGGTTGCTGACTTTGCCAGTAAGTATGACAAGATACCTACTCAAGAAGTTCTCGCAATCAATCTACAATCTAGAAACGATCTTACAGAAGACACATTCCAGAGTTCGTTATCTACACTCAAGTCCCTTGGAGATGAATGGGTTGATTTCAACTGGCTCCTTGATGCCACAGAAAAGTGGTGCCAAGACCGAGCAATCTATCTCGCCCTCATGCAGTCTATCAAGATCGCAGATGGCGGCGATAAGAAACTATCAAAAGATGCGATCCCAAGTATCCTACAAGCGGCCCTGGCAGTATCTTTCGACGAACACATAGGACACGATTACATTGAACAAGCAGAAGACCGATATGATTTCTACCATCGTAAGGAAGAAAAGATTCCCTTTGATCTCGAAAAGTTTAACTTCATTACAAAAGGTGGTCTCCCTAACAAGACTCTCAACATCGCTCTTGCTGGTACAGGTGTCGGGAAATCTCTATTCATGTGCCATGCGGCTGCTGCCGCGCTCACTCAGAACTACAACGTTCTCTACATTACATGTGAAATGGCAGAGGAGAAAATTGCTGAGCGAATTGACGCAAACCTACTGAATGTCAATGTTAAAGATATTGTTGAACTACCCGAAGTTCTCTTTAATTCTAAGGTCAATGAGATCGCTAGGAAGACAAGAGGCAAACTTATCATCAAAGAGTATCCAACTGCAAGTGCCCATGTCGGACACTTCAAGGCACTACTCTCAGACCTTTCCTTGAAAAAGGATTTCAAACCTGATATAATCTTTGTAGATTATCTAAACATCTGTGCAAGTGCGAGGTATAAAGGTGCGATTGTTAATTCTTACACGTATGTCAAAGCGATTGCTGAAGAGTTGCGCGGTCTTGCTGTGGAACATAATGTACCTATTGTCTCTGCTACTCAAACTACTCGTAGTGGTTACGGCAATTCTGACCCTGACCTTACCGATACTAGTGAGTCTTTTGGTCTTCCTGCCACTGCTGATTTTATGTTTGCCCTTATCAGCACTGATGAACTTGAACAACAAGGTCGCATCATGGTCAAACAACTTAAAAACCGATACAACGACCCAACTGCCTCTAGAAAATTCATGGTGGGAATTGACAGAGCGAAGATGAAGCTGTATGATGTAGCAGATGATGCTTCCTCAATCAGCATCGATAGCGAAGATCCTGGTGAAGACTTCGCACAATTTCAACAATCACAAAACCGTCTATCTAAATTTGCTGAGTGGAATGTATGACTATTGAATTCAAAAAGTATGAAGAGTTTGTGGCACAGGTTACCTCTGCTGCTTCTACGAACTTCGTTGATTTTGCTGATCGGATTGGCGAGCTGGATCGTGAGGGTGCCAATATTGAACGACTGCTTACTGCTGGCGTTGGCATCAATGCTGAGGGTGGTGAGTTCCTTGAGATCATTAAGAAGATGGTTTTCCAAGGTAAGCCTTGGAACCGCGACAACCGAGAGCATCTTATTATTGAGTTGGGTGATATCATGTGGTATGTGGCACAAGCTACCCAAGCACTAGGTATCTCAATGGAAGAAGTTCTTGATACTAACATCACCAAACTTTCTAAGCGTTATCCTGAGGGAACCTTTGACGCTTACTATTCCGAAAACCGAGCAGCGAACGATCGCTGATAATACTAACCTCCCTCTAAATACTAGCAGGGAGGTTTTTTTCTTATGACACAACAAGGAAAATACAGTCTGTCTGGTCCATGGGCTGAGGCAGTTCGTAAGGTTATGGACTCCCTTGGTGGAGATGGTTATGCATATTATGATTTTGATATTACTGATATAAAAGATCCAGAAGCATCAAAGAGAGGCAGATATTATTTTGCCATCAAAGTATTTACAACTCGTGTTGGTAGGAAACAAGCAGCGAGACATATTGCTACTAACATACAACAATTATTTTCTGGTGTTGAAGTAGAAAAAGAAAATACCCAAATTGATATACCAGTAACGTCTGGGCAATATACAAAGTATATTCGTGTTCTAGTAAAACCAGCAGCAGGAGCTGGATCTGGTGGTGGAGCAGAAGAGACCAAAAGAAATGAATGTGCCCAGTGTGTGTATGCTGCTCTGGCATTCCACGTTTATAGGGGAGAGATCGACCCAACTAAACCAATTTCTCCTGAGCACTATGAGCAGGCAACAAAACATATTCTGATTGATGCTAAACCAGAAGATTGTTATGGAGATGCCCTCGATACCGAATGGCATTTTTCATCTATCAAGGGAGCAAATAAACTCTGGAAAACTTTTGGCGGATCTACAAAAAATTATATTTTTTGTAGGGGTGGAGGACCAGATGATAAGGAGATCAAGAAAGCATACCAGAGAGCAAGGAAAAGTATGCTGAAAGATCCAAACAACAAAGTAATTTTCTCATCCGAAGATAAATGGAATCCTGCTGATATCTGGATGGTTTCAACTTCTTTCAACGCTAGTGATTTAGATCAATATAAAACAGTTGATACAATCAATCAATTCCTGAAAGAAATGTATGAAGAAAGAGAATTGATTGGAGTGTCTCTAAAGAAGATGAAGGGTGATGCTAAATTGAAAGTCTTGAATTATAACCCTAATGACAAAATGAAAGAACTGGATGAAGTTTCATTTGCTGGTTATTGGGCAAGATATAAAGATCCTAAAAAGAAAAATATAGAAGATGCTTTTCCGATGGACGTTTATCTTTATTGGAAAACTGGAAGTGGATCTCAGGCAACAAGATTTCAGTCAAGAAACTTTGCTGGAGGATCTTCTGGATCGTGGCAGATAGAATTGAAAGGAATATCTGCAGCACAAGGTCGCTGTGGTGGTGGTAGTATCGTTGAAATTTTGAAATCTCTTGGGGTGTCTTATAATGGTATTACATCTGGATGGGATAACAAAACTTTCTGGGCAGATTGCAATCCAAAAAATAAATCTAAGAGAGGTGCTATTACGGATGAATTGATTGCACTATTCAATAAATATGCTGCTAACCGCCCAACGGCAGGATACACTGGAGATGTTCAAGCTAGAATTGAACTAGCCAATAGAACACAATCATATCGTTATAGTAAATTGATGGGGCTTCGTTTGCTGGATTGTATGACAACCTCTGGTAAGGGAGATGAAATCATGAAAGCATTATATTCTTATGCTGGATCTCAAACTGATAAGTCATCGGTTCATGTAAAACTGATGGACTGATGGACACTTTGCAAAGTGTCCCAAACCCACCACTCACCAAGTAAAATCGTGTATCATAGATAGATGGCAAACATCAAGCAACTCAAGCACCTAGAACACCTGGAAGATGAGATGCTCAACTACGGAGTTGAGGGGTGCGAGGCAGCTGTGTCTTTCCTAAAAGAACTGAGGAAGATGCTGGGTCAGCAAGAGAGTAGTGGTTTTATGCAGACCAAATGGGATGGTGCCCCATCAGTTGTGTGTGGTGTCGATCCTATGTCTGGCGTGTTTTTTGTTGGTACGAAATCCGTATTCAATAAAACTGAACCAAAAATGTGTGCTACCGAAGATGCTGTTGATGAGTACTACTCTGGGGATCTTGCAGAGAAACTAAAGTATTCCCTGCGTTACTTTAGTAAGTTGGGTATCAAGGGTGTTATCCAAGGTGATTTGCTTTTTACTGATTCGACTAGGAATACGGAGAATGTAGATGGAGAAAGACTCTATACATTTCGACCAAACACTATTACTTATGGCATCCCTACTGACCACGATATTGGTAAAGAAATTGGCAGAGCTAAGATTGGAGTAGTATTTCATACTCATTATACTGGAGAGTCTCTTGGTGAAATGCAAGCAAGAGCTGGTGCTCCTATCAATACATTCAACAAAGTTCCAGAAGTTGCGGTAGTTGCTAACGATACTCCTATGCATCGAGTTGGATTCTCTACAGCAGAGATGGCAAAGTTTGATCGATACATCGCTAAGATCGAACGTATGTGTCAAATCTGCGGTCCTTTCTTGGATGATCTTGTTACTAACTTTGGTACTACTGGTGATGCTAAGTTTCACATTTCTTCTTTCCTGAAGCAGTTCTTCAACAGCGAGATCAAGAATGCTCGTAGCGTTAGCAACATCGATGAAACCATCAACGAATTGGTAAATTTCTATCATGATAAGATGAGCAAAGAACTTGCTAAGATCAAGACCCCTGCTAACCTAGTCAAGAAGCGTAATCTGGTTTATCAAAGTGAAAACTATTTGCTTGATAATGTCTATAAGTTCAAGACGATGATTGCTTTATACAAAGAACTACAAGCAGTCAAGCAAATGGTTATAGATAAACTAGACCATCTTGAAGAGTTTAGAACTTTTGTTCAGACCGAGAAAGGATATAAGGTCACAACTCCCGAAGGATACGTTCTTCATAAAGACGGTAGTATGATCAAGTTTGTGAATCGTTTGGAGTTTGCGTACAACAACTTCACCTTACAGAAACAATGGCGATAGGAAAAGTTTGCTACTTCACGTTTGGTAGATTCCAACCCCCCACCACAGGACACAAAGAAAACTTTGATGGTCTGAAGCGTGAAGCAGGACAGCATGACTATCGCATTTATATTTCTCAATCATTCGATGGAGGTTCTGGTCCAAAGAATAAAGGACAGAATCCCCTTCCTCCCGATCGTAAGAAATATTACATGGACAAGATGTTTCCCGAGCACAGGGGTAAAATACATTCTGGTCCTAAACAGCCAGTAGAAATTTTACAAGACCTAATGCTAGCGGGATATGATGAAGTGGTATTTCTTGTGGGGTCTGATCGAGTCAGTGCCATGCAATTCCTCCATAAATATAATGGAAAGGACTTCTCTTTCAGAAAAATTGAGATACAATCTTCTGGAAGTAGAGA